TATGCTCGTGATTCACGATCCGGTATTGTTACAACGCTGGGACGAGGCTAAGGCAAGACAAAAAGCAGCTCATAAACGACAGATGGAAGCTATCAAAGCTAGGGCCGCTGCCAGAAAGAAAATGATTCGACAGATATGGTTGATTATGGGAGTAACGGCAATAGGGTTACTTTGTGCATTTATATTAATTGGAGGGATCATACTGATCTTTAAATAATGGACGTAGGAGCACTTACACCAGCTAATCAAATAGCGTGGCGGCAGGTAGCCGAAGAGCGGTATCAGAAATTGATGGAAAATACTCAGCGCGAGGAAAGGCGACAAGCAGTGCAGAATCTGCAGTCAAAGTTATATATCGCCAAGAATGGTAAGGTAGAAGTACAGATTGCCAACACTAGACAGAATATTGACCTACTAGCGTAGTAAAATTTTTCCAGTTACGATTCGCACATGGCACACGAAACTCGTAAAGCGAATTTAATTAAGAAGCATAATTTAAAGGGTGTAAACAAACCAAAGCGCACACCCAGCCATCCGAAGAAATCGCATATGGTATTAGCGCAGGAAGGCCACACATTAAAACTCATTCGTTTCGGGCAGCAGGGTGTCAAAACTGCCGGCAAACCTAAGAAGGGTGAGTCAGCAAAACAAAAGGCGCGGCGTAAGAGTTTCAAAGCTCGCCATGGAAAAAACATCGCAAAAGGAAAAATGTCAGCGGCTTATTGGGCCGATAAGGTGAAATGGTAATGGCAGACATGCAAGCAATCTACGACGAAGAGGCTGGGCTTAACAACGGAGGCGGCTTGATGTCCCTGTTACGCGGTGGCGGTGAAATGCTTCTTGGTCCAGAGATCATGGACAATTTACCTATGTTATTGCGAGCAATGCAAAACACGAACAAAGATACGCTGACCATGGAGCAGATGCGAGATATGTCTGGGCCGTTAGATGAGTCCAGTTTATCTGTACAATTAAGTAATACTCCTGGATTAGAGGAGTCTATTGGGCCTGAGTTAGCTTTGATGCTTGGAATGGCTGGTGGTCCTGGAGGAAAAGGAAAAGGTCTAGGAAGTTTATTTGACATGTTAGGCGATTCGCTGGATCCCTCAAAGATTAAACGATATGACGATAAAGAGTTTATGGATTTTCAGAAAGCGTCTAGGGAAGTTGATGAGCAGATAGGTCTTCCCCGAGAAGGCCGCGAAGGGTTCGATGACCTAGTGCAGGATATGCGCGATGAATATATGGATTCAGATGAAGCGTTAGAAAAGGCTCAACAAGCCCAGAGAATAATAATGCGTAAAGCCAGACGTGATGGCGATATGATGGCTACAGGTGGTCGCCCAGGATTGTACGCAAATATCAACGCGAAGCGTAAGCGTATAGCAGCAGGGTCTGGTGAGCAGATGCGAAAGAAAGGTGATAAAGGTGCACCGACCGCAGCTAATTTTAGACAAGCTGCGAAGACTGCAAAGAAAGCTAATGGCGGTGGTTTAAGTTACAAACAAGGTTATTACGGCAAGAGCTATAAATGAGCGAGCTTACAATGGAAATGATAGATGAGCAGATTGAAAATGCTCCTCTTTCCAAAGAAGAAGCTAGAAAACAATTTGTAGAGAAAACCGCTTCGTTGGATTTACAGCATACGTTCACGTTTGATGAAGCGTGGGAATTTGCAGAATACAAAAGAAAACAAACCGAGTTTCAGAAAAAGATTCTAAGATTTGAAAACGCGGTTAACCAGCACCCGCAATCCCTAGAAAATAAAGTACACCAGATTAATCCTGTTAAACACAGTTTTGCAGACGGACAGTATATTCGAGAAATTTTTAATCCCGCAGGATTGTTTATCGTCACAAAGATACATAATCAGAACCATCCGTTTTTCTTGATGGAAGGAGAAATGTCGATTATTACTGAAGACGGAGTTGAACGTGTAAAAGCCCCTCATCATGGAATTACTTCAGCAGGGACTAAACGAATAATTTTTACACACACTCCTTGTAAATTCATAACCGTACATTCAACAAATAGTTTGGACGTAGAGCAGATAGAAAGTGAGATAATTGCTACTTCATTCGACGAAGTGAAACAACAACTTCCTGATATTAAGTTGCTTGACCACTTAATAAACCAGTTAGAGGAGAAAAGAACATGACTTGGGTAGTTACAGCAATAGTAGCAAGCTCAGTAGTGACTGGGGCTTATGGAGCACAGCAAGCTAAGAAACGTCAGAAAAAATCCATAGAACAACAGAATGTTAGAGACCTAATTGAAGGCTCTGCACCTAATATTTCTAATGTTCAAGAGGTCCTAGTAGACGAACTTCAGGGAAGTGATCCTGGAGCTTTGGAAGAGGCACTTGCCGCTATGGATTACCAAGCTCGAGGAGAAGTTCCAATTCCTGGAGAAGCTGGGGTTCCTTCAGCTGCTGGGGATATGTCGCAGATGACGGAAGAAGAAGCCTTGCAACTTTTGCAGGAACAAGGCGGCATTATGGGAATGTCACGTGGTGGTCCTATAGGAACTCCAAACGACACTTACTATTTTGATGTAGGCAACATCATGAACATGATGACCGATGCTAATCCCCAGATTCAAGGAGTGGGAATGCAACTAGCTGACCAGATGACAGCTAATCCTGGAATGTCTATGGTTCCTGCAACACCAGACCAGATTCGAGGCATGGCTTACGGAGGGCAGGTAGAACCAAAAAAGTACGATAGCGGAGGTATGATAGACGCTTCTGATATTTTTGCACTGCTAGACCAAACAGCAGGAGCTGAAGGTCGTCCGACAAGTAGAGAGATGGAGCGAGAATATCTGCGTGAAATGATGAATGCGCCTAGTGAAGAACGGAGTTTTTTAGAAGATGCTCAAGAGCAAAAAAGGATAAAAGAGGCTGAAGAAGCGTCTTCCTTATTTTTATCAGAAGAAGGCCCATTAAGAAAACCAGCTATCTATAGCGAAGAGGACGCACGACGACTAGCGGATGCAGGGCCGTATGAACCCTCAACATTAGAGCAGCTGTTAAACAGATTAGGAACCACTGCACAGAAAAAAGGGTTCGGTATTGAAAAACGGTTTGACCAAGGGCCGTTAGAAAAACTTTTAGAAGCACGACGAGAAAGAAACAAACCACCGCCTGCTCTTGGTCCGAGGTGAGCGACCCATTAGACCAGTTGCGAAATGTTGATCTTTCGCATCTGTCAAAACAAGAAGCTAAGGAGTTTACCCTTCTTCTTGAAGAGTTAGATTTACGCGATAAACGAGATTCTTCCGCAGCGACCTTCTATGATTTTGTACTAAATATCTGGCCTGAGTTTATTGCGGGGGCTCACCATAAGAAAATGGCTGAGGCTTTCGACAAGATTGCAAACGGCGAATCAAAAAGACTAATTATCAATATGCCGCCCAGACACACTAAGTCTGAGTTTGCGTCATATCTGTTTCCTGCCTACTTGTTAGGCAAACGTCCTAAGTTAAAAATCATTGAAGCAACACACACCGCTGACCTTGCAATAAATTTCGGTAGACGTGTGCGTGACTTAATTGAAAGCGATGATTATGCAGAGATTTTTCCCAGTACACAGCTAAAGGCTGACTCACGAAGTGCTGGTAAATGGCTGACTTCTCAGGGGGGAGAGTACTATGCCTCTGGTATTGGGGGTGCTCTCGCAGGGAGAGGTGCGGATTTGTTTATTATTGACGATCCGCACTCTGAACAAGACGCGTTTTCTGACAAAGCGTTAGACGAAGCGTACGAATGGTATCAAACTGGGCCGCGTCAGCGTCTACAACCAGGAGGTGCTATCGTTATTGTGATGACTCGTTGGTCTAAAAAGGACTTAACGGGTAAGTTAATCAAACGAATGACGCAGGAGAAAGGCGGCGATGAGTGGGAGTTGATAGAATTCCCTGCAATTTTGCCGTCAGGCACACCGTTATGGCCAGAGTTCTGGAAACTAGATGAACTTCAAGCAACGAAATCTTCGATACCTCCGTCTAAATGGGCAGCTCAGTATATGCAGCGTCCAACTGGTGAGGGTATTTCTATCATTCCGAAGGAATGGGTTAAGCGTTGGTCTGAAGATAACCCGCCTACTTGCGATTATTTGATACAAAGTTACGATACGGCGTTTTTAAAGTCCGAACGTGCTGACTATACGGCAATAACTACATGGGGAGTGTTTTATCCCGAGGGTAAAATAGGTGATCAACTGTACAGCGGGGCTGACGCACACCTGATTCTGTTAGATTGTGTTAAAGAACGGTTAGACTTTCCCGAACTCAAGCGCGAGGCGATGCGTTTATACGAGCATTGGGACCCTGATTCTGTAATAATTGAGACAAAAGCGTCTGGTATCCCACTAACGCAAGAATTACGGCGACAAGGAATACCGATTAATACGTTTTCTCCTAGCAAAGGACAAGATAAGATTGCAAGACTCAATACGGTAAGTGCGATTTTCCAAGAAGGTCGCGTTTGGTTGCCTGAAACGTCTTGGGCACAGGAATTATTGGACGAAATTGTTGATTTCCCTAACGGAGAGAACGACGATTGCGTGGATGCGACGACTTTAGCGTTAATGCGCTTTAGAAACGGGGGATTTTTGCGTTTAGAGAGCGATTATCAAGACGAAGAGGAATACTACCCCAGAGTCCGTGCATATTATTGATTTACTGAGTTAAAAAAGAAGAGTATGGTGGCGAATTATGGCAGAAATCCAAGTTCCACAAGATCTTGAGGGCGAAGAAGAGTTAGAAATCCTTTTCGACGAGGATGATAATGTTCTTTACCCCGAAGCATTGCAAGCTGAGGGAGAAATGCCTTTCGGTGAGAACATGGCTGACTATCTTGAGGATAGTGCTCTAGGCAAAATCTCCTCACAGCTTATTTCTTCTTACGAAGACGACTTATCTTCACGACAAGACTGGTATGAGACGTTTAGAAACGGTCTTGACTTGTTAGGGATTGATAGCGAGGCTCGTAGTGAACCGTTTGAAGGCGCGAGTGGGGTATATCACCCGTTACTAGCTGAAGCTACTACGCATTTCCAAGCACAGGCATACAAAGAACTTTTACCGGCTAATGGACCTGTAGATACAAAGGTTATGGGAGCAACTAACGACCCTAAACTGATGCAGGCTAACCGCGTAAAAGATTTCATGAATTATCAGCTAATGTATAAGATGGAAGAATACGATCCTGAAATGGATCAAATGTTGTTCTTCCTTCCGTTAGCAGGATCTGCATTTAAAAAGTGTTATTACGATCCTTCGATGGGACGAGTCGTTTCTCGTTTTGTAAAAGCTGAAGATTTAGTCGTTCCGTACACAACCACGGATTTACATACCACTCCTCGCATTACGCACGTCATTAAAATGACTGAAAACGATATGCGTAAATTACAGCTTAGTGGTTTTTATCGCGACACAGGTATGACTCCTCCTGGATACACTACAGACGAAAACGTCATACAAGAAAAGATTGATGAACTAGATGGGATTTCTAGAACAGGTTCTTCTGAAGAATACACCTTGTTAGAATGTCATGTAGAACTAGATATAGAAGGATTCGAACATACAGATTCAAATGGTGAAACCACTGGACTAGCGTTACCGTATATTGTAACAATTTGCCAAGACAACAGTGAGATTTTGTCGATTAGACAGAACTACGATGAGATTGACCCCATGCGTAAAAAGATTGAATACTTTACGCATTATAAATTCCTTCCTGGATTAGGATTCTATGGATTCGGGTTAATCCATATGATTGGTGGAGTAACTAAGTCTGCTACAGCAATATTAAGACAGCTGATTGATGCAGGCACACTTGCTAATCTACCCGCTGGTTTTAAATCACGCGGATTGAACATACAGCGTTCAGATGACCCATTACAACCAGGAGAGTGGCGTGACGTTGACGCTCCTGGAGGCACTATTCGCGATTCCTTTTTACCGTTGCCTTACAAGGAGCCTAGTGCAACTTTAGCTCAGCTGCTGGGGTTATTAGTTGAATCCGGACAACGGTTTGCGGCAGTAATGGACCAGCAGACTGGAGATGGCAATAGTCAAGCTCCTGTAGGCACTACTGTCGCTCTTTTAGAAAAAGGCCAGAAAGTTATTTCTTCCATACATAAGCGATTGCATTATGCACAGAAGAATGAGTTTAGAATTTTAAAACGATTGTTCGGAGAGTATTTACCTCCTGAATACCCGTACCAAGTACAAGGCGCACAGCAAACTGTTTTTTCTCAAGACTTTAATAACAGTGTAGACATTGTTCCTGTTTGCGATCCTAACATCTTTAGTACTACGCAACGAATTATTCTAGCGCAGACACAACTACAGATGGCGCAAAGCGCACCCCAGATTCACAATATGAAAGAAGCCTTCCGTAAGATGTATCTTGCGTTGAATATCAAAGATATTGATGATGTGCTTCTTCCTGACTTTGATCCAACTCCTAAAGATCCTGTTCAGGAAAATATGGATGCGTTGATGAACGTTCCATTGAAAGCCTTTCCTCAACAGAATCATGACGCGCATATTCAAGCGCACATGGCGTTTATGCAAAGTCCACAAATACAGCAAAATCCACAAGCGATGTCAGCACTACAGGCGCACATTCAAGAACATATCGCATTGAAGTATCGAGTGCAGATGGAGCAGATACTAGCTGAGCAAGGTATTCAATTACCGCAACCAGGACCAGATGGTCAAATGCCACAGCTTCCACCTGAAATGGAAAGTCAGATTGCGGTGGCGGCTGCTCAAGCTACGCAACAAATAACAGGTCAAGAACAAGCACTAGCGCAAGCGATGGCTGCACAACAACAAGATCCGCAAAGACAAATGTTCGAAGAACAAATGGAACTTGAGTTTGAGAAAATTAATCAGCGTGATAGAGATACTGAACGTAAAGTTCAGCTTGAAAGGGAGAAACTCGAATCACAAGAACAGCAAACAGACATAAAAGTAGCGGCTACATTACAAGAAGCTGAAATGCAGAACGAGCGAGATATGGACTCTAACTTAACTGAGATTGCGAAGGTTGTTCGCGAATCCAGAGAACAGGAATAGGTGGCTTATTTATTAAGCAACATACCTCATTTTAACGCATGGATCCGAAAAGAATTTACACACAATCACATAGACTATCACGGGGAGTATTTACACGCAGTTGTTTTTGCTGTAAACACCATTCCAGACAGGTGTCTATCTTTTCAAGTAGTCTTTACGGGGTTTGAGCTTGACGCAGAAGAAGATGCAGAAAATATACACGGTGGCGCGATGTGGGCTAGGATGCCTATAACCGCGCTTGTTGCAGA